TGTATTATAATACTCCTCGTTCTCCTCGAATAGGTGAACAAGAGCATAATCATAATCAGTTACTGCCTGCACCTTATCAAAGATGCTAAGAGGCGCCTCATGCGCTATTTTCATTTAAAACTTCTCCTCTAGAGTTATATAATTCGGTACGAACTTCCTTAAGCTGGTTAATAGAGATTAGCCGAAGTTCAGATATACCTGTAGCTGTATTATAGTAGTTATTTGACGGACAGTCAAGTGTTCTTTCTACCCAAAATTTATTAGGTCCTGGATTAGGAAATCTCTCTGTTAACCAATATCGTTCTACTGCTTCTGCTTCTGCTTTAGTAGCAAACTTTTGAGAAAATTCTACTTCAATTTTCCAATCAAGATATAAAGGTGACTTCACATACCCATCATCAACAGCTGGATCAAATCTTTTAAGAACTTCATTATGATGAGTAATACCAAACTTGACCCAAATATAGCTTTGCCAGTCTGGATTTCGAAACTTAAACTTTTTGTTTGTGAATCTTAAATAATAAAACTTCATCACACTACGCTACCTGCTCATGTGAGTGATATACAACATTATCTTCACCGAGGATAATGCTATCAATATCTTCATCAGATAAGTTACCAAGAGTTACATATACGTCACAAAGAGTATCACCATAATCGTAATACAATTCTACAACAGCGACATGCTTACCATCTTTAAATACTTCAAAAGATGATACGCCGTCTTCAATTTCAGTTTCTAATGTTAATGTAATCATAATATAATCTCCAATCAAATCTTATTCTACTATCCAGCGCGTTATACTTGCACCAGAGTTATCACCATCAAAGAATCTTATATCCCAGGCACGATCTTTAGCATCACCCATTGAGTAATCAGTACGATCTTCAACTGCATTATCACCACAGTAATTCAAAGCGCATTCAGTAGCTTTTTTCCAGCTAGAGAAAACTCCTATTGTTCCATCATCATTTCCGTGAACTGTGTATGCATTGTAAGCCATTTTATAATCCTTTATTTCTTTCTTATTATACCTTATTATAGGCGCTCTTTGTACTAAGTGCAACTAAAAAAGGGCTTTTAATAAAAAAAAGAAACAAAGGATTTCAATAGGTTACAAATTAATTGCTATTTCGGTGCAAAAGATTGTTGTAATTTAATATTATCAAAGAACTCTTTCTTAGTAGTCATAGAATCATCTAAGAAATGACCTTTAAGAACAGTTGTTTGAGTAAGAGAACTATGAGCCATAATGCCTCGGTTCTCACAGCAGCCATGAGTAGCTTGAATATATACAGCTACGTTTTCTGACTCTGTAGCTTTCTGAATCTCTTTACAGATATCATTAGCTAGTTCTTCTTGTAGAGTACCTCTGCGAGCACACCACTGAGCAATACGAGTATACTTAGATAATCCTATTACTTTCTTTCCTGGTATAATACCGATATATGCAACACCTGCTACTGGTTGGTGATGATGCGAACATACTGATCGTAACTCAGAACGTATTACAATCATTCCTGTATAACCATCTTCACCGTCATTAGGGAATGCAGTTGCTTTAGGCGCTGCATTATAACGACCTGCCATAATCTCATTGATATACATCTTGGCTAATCTACGACCTGTATCCATTGAGTTAGGATCGTTCTCACGGTCAATAACAAGTGCATCTAATACACCTTCGAACTTTTCTGTTGCTTCGTCGATAAGAGCTTGCTTATCGTCTTCAGACAGTACCTCTGAGATATTATCCCCAGCCCAGAATCTGATACCTTTATGTTTTAATTCCTCTCGAATCTTCTGAGATACGGGAGTTGAGTCTTTCCATTTAGCCATTTATATTTTCCTAGTTTTTTTAATAGAGGGAGGCCTCTATGTTCCGATTGCGTTTCCAAATAAGTAGACATGCATTCTTCCAGCGACGTTATAGCCTCTTTCAAATGCCATCTTTGCTACATCACCAGCTGTAGCGGACTGTTCTTCTTCTCGAGCACCAGTAGGCATAATCCATATAGGATAATGTACACCAGCATCTCTAAACATTGTAACGACTTCATCAAGATCTTGCCACTCTTCTTTTGTCTGTCCTACAACGAATTTCAATTGACCTGTTTTAGATAGATCATAATACTCTCTAACTATCTCAGGTTTAATAGCTTTCTCTCTCTTCTCACCTGCTACTGTCCATAGCTTAGGAGACACAGAGAAGAACGCTTCAGGTTTAAACGAATCGCTTTGTATCAGATTCTTATAGTCATCTGATAGCTTCTGAGTTCCATTTGTTTCCCATGTAATAGATGACGGAATATTATCACCTAGGTTATTATATATGTCGATGAAAGCATTCTGTGCATGACGCATCAAAGGCTCACCACCTGTAATACAAAGATGATTATGCTGCTTAGATAAAGGATGCATAAACAATCCGTCAGGGTTATGCTCATTCTTCATAATATTAACTAGCTTCTCAGCTAACTCAGCACCAGTAGCATTACCCATAAGATGCTTAAACTTCTTAGACCAGGTATATGATGAGTCACAGCCTTTATCCCATACAGGTAGATCTTCTACTCTATCAACAGAGTGAGCATCAAAGTCTGCATAAGGTAATTCATATGTATCAGGCTTAGTCGGAAACTTTTGACCAAAGCCATCACATTGTAAGTTACAAAGAAAGAATCTAATCCATGCTGTAGGTACACCTGTATAATGTCCTTCACCTTGTATAGAGTGAAAGATCTCACTGTAGATATATTTCTTATCTGCCATAGTTAAACCCCATAGATAGCGCTGTTAGCTCCATGCTCTGCACACTCTACTGAATGTACCCAACATCTACCATCTGTTTTCTCTTTAATAAGATTATCAGCAAATACATATGCATGATAAGCAAACTTCTCAGCACCTACACCGTCAAAGATTCTAAGGTCAATAAGACCTTTTTTCTCTAGATCAAGAAAGACATCTATATGAGGATCAGCTTTATCAATAGCTGTCTTATGATCAAAGCTATCTTCTAACCATGCTTTGATAGGCTTTAAGCCTCCGAAGTCTACAGCCCAGTTTTTATTATCAAGATGATCACAAGCAAAGGTAAACTTAAATCCTAGACTATAACCATGTAGTAGATGACAATGAGAATGATCTGCATTAGGTTGACGGAACACCGCTGATAGTCCGATGTTATGTCCGTATGTTTTTGTACTATAATAAGGCAATTTGTTTATATCCTTTCAATTTCTTTATTCCTAAAGCCCAGTTCTCAGCAGCATCTTCCACATAACTAATAGAGTTATTAGGAAAACTCTCTTCAAAGAACATAACATCATTATCGTCTAAATACTTAATAAAGGCAAGCTCTTCTTTGAAGTCAAACCAGATTTCTGCTTTTCCTTCTCCGTGATCTGAATAATATGTTGATAGATGCTTCTGACGACCGTGCATGTGATTACTCCTGAATAAAATTAGATATGTTTGGATATATTTTACTTATAGCCTCAGCTGTTGCTTTAGCTAAGTCCATATGTTCTTTTTGCGTACCATTAGCTGATCGCAATTCGATATAATGTATCCATGATCTAATTGTTCCATTCACATACAAACGAGATACAGTATTACCTTCTGGTAGTACAACTCGTGCTTGTTCTTTAGCAATACCGTTTTCGATTGCCCACTTATAAGCAGTCATAGCGGAATGCCATACGTTACGTTGATGTTGTTCCCAGTTAATATGTAGAGAAGTATCATCTGTTATAACGCTGTTTTGTCTATTCTTTTCATCTTGTAGTCTTGCTTTACGGATTACTACAGAGTCATCTAGGTCTCTGATATCAGCATAGCGTTGAGAGAACTCTTGAAATGCAAATGATCTATGTCTTAGCAACTGTCGAGCAATATCTCTTGTTGTTGTAACTTCAATACAAGCAGAAGCCATCTCAAACGGACTCCAATGTTTATGCTTAATGAGATACTCAAGAAGCTTTGGAGTTGTTTTTGTATTAGATTGATTTGATGGATTAGAGACGCGAGCGCAATAAGCAACAAGGTCTTGAATATTCTCAAGACCCATAATGCCTGGTTCACCAGAATGTATATGTCTTACAGGTTGACTATGAGATAAAAGTCTTGCTTGCATTATCCTTGACCTCGAGACTTTTTATATGATCGACGTTTATGTTTATTCATTGAAGACGTTTTGACATTACCTTTGCCAATACTCGTCTTCTTATTATTAGTAATACCTTTTTGTGCCATTTAGCTACTCCATTTTAAAATCTTTGAATCGTTCATTTACTTGAGACTTATCGAATGCTGGTGTATCATCTACAACACCTTCTGTTGGATTCTCTGCATCGAATAATCTCATCTTAGCTCTATCAACGCCTAGTACAAATCGTTTATATCTACCAGGATCGTTATATCTATTCTTAAGCTGCTTAACCATTATCTGTCCTTGAGCTTCTAGCTCTTCAGATGATATAAGAGCAATCATTAAGTCAGCGGTAGCGGGTAGTCCAAAAGACTCGGACGTATCTTCAAGCCCAGGGTCTGAGCTAGTAAAACCCGAACGTGTCGTTTGCGTCGCAGAGAAGACCGGTACGTTGAACTCAACAGCAAGGCCACGTAACTCCTCGGCAATAGCTTTAATATACGTATAAGAATTGATCGATCCTCCCATAGCTTTCATACGAGCAGATGCACAGATATTAAGATAGTCAATGAATATAATCTCTGGTACAAAGTTACGTTTAAGCTTTAATTCGTTTAATAGCGCTCTGAAATGACTAGAGTTAGCCGCGCCTGTTGGATATTCTTTTATGATTAACTTACCATTAGTCTTAGAAGCAATATCATCTACCTTACTCTTGAATATAGGCTTAGCAATGTTCTCTAATTGATCTATAGGTATGTTAAGTAGATTAGCGTCTATACGTTCAGCGATACGTTCTTCAGCCATCTCCATAGTAATATATAGGACGTTCCTACCTTGGCTTAGTATGTTACCAGCCATATGACACATAAAGAGTGACTTACCTACTCCTGTTCCTGCGAGCGCAATATTGAGAGTCTTATTAGGAATACCACCTTTTGTGATTCGGTTAAGGTATTCCAGATCGAAAGGTATTCTTTCTTCTTGCTCGTGATAGAAGTCATAACGTTCCTCTACATTCTCGATATAGTCGTGACCGACTGATGAGTCAAACGTTACTGCTAACGCTTTCTGTAACAAATCAGGTAAAGCGTTCTTAGTAAGCTCTTGATGCTTACCATCAATTATAGAGATGCTCTCCATAATCGCATTATGTATAGCTCTATCTTGACACCACTTCTCAGTAGTATCTTCAAGCCAGTCCTTATCTGCTTTATCAGATTTAGTATCGAAGATGTTAGGTAACATCTCCATAGCGGCAGTATACTGATCGTCATTGTAACGACCGCTCTGATCTATCTCAATCTTAAAAGCATCTATAGTAGGTAGCTTGTTATATTTAGCAACAAACTTACCTACCTCAAGAAACAACTGTCTTGTCACACCTGCAAAGTATTCAGGTTTAATAAAGGGTAGCACCTTACGCATAAACGGTTCATCTATCAATAGATGACGTAGTATAAGCTGCTCTAAATTATTGTTCATTATCTTTCATTCCATTCAAGTTCTCAAACATTACGCTCTCTAGTATTTTACCTGCATATCGTTGAAAGTGCAAGTTATCAGTTGTAAGTTCTTCATCTGGACTTGAATGTAAGGTCACATTAAACTTCATCATATCAGATTTATTATCGATAGAGATCTCTCCAAAGGAGAATACTGATTCAATAAACTCTCCTTCTTTGATTCGTATATGCCAATGATCATCATCACCGGGGATTAACTCAAACTCTTTGTTCTGCTCGAACATACCTGGTATACTAACCATCAACACTCTCCACTATGTCATCCATACTTACTAAGGACTTATGTCCTATCTGATATTGCTTCTTTAAGAAATCTTTGAAATCTGATCCATTAAATATTGGATCCCAAAACGATTTTTCGAGCGTAGCATCGTATCTAACTTTACCTCCGATTTCGCCAGTTGATGGGTCAACCACAGCGTACCATCCGTTAGAAGGCTTAACAACATAGCCACCAGCGAGAGCACAATCCAAGAGACCAGAATACTTACGTACCCCGCCCTCCCAAGAAACTGTAATAGGTATTTTTGACTTTTCTTTAACATAACGACTTTTCTCCACATTAATAACAAAATGATATCCTTGAATCTCTGTACCTTTTTTATCCTGCTGACGTCCTAAGATCCAGATATTATCAGCGCTATAGTAAATACCAGTACCGCCACCAACAACATCCTTAGGAAACAATCCTATCTCTTTGTAGGTATGATTAATAGCAAGCATAGGTATTGACTTCATAGTAAGATAAGGAGTGCACATACGGAATAGACCTTTAAGAGCCTTTGCACGTGACATATCTGCTACTGACTTCTCATTGATAGCATCATCTAGTTCTTTCTTAGATGCTAGGTTACCAATAGAGTCAATAACAATGATTACCTTATCAGCACGATCGATAGTCTCAAGCTGAGATATCAGATCAAATTTTAGCTCTTCTACGTTAGCAATAGGAGTATGTAAGATACGAGAAGTATCAATACCAAATTGCTCAAAGTATGATTGAGGAGAACCAAACTCTGAATCGTAGAAGAGCATTACGGCATCAGCATTACGTTCAAGATAAGCACCAGCCATTAATAAGGCGAATGATGTCTTAAAATGTTTAGAAGGTCCAGCCAGCACTGTTAAGCCTGGGGTCACTCCACCATCTACTGAGCCTGACAGCGCTACGTTTACCATAGGTACATTCGTAGGCGTCATATCCGTTTCTGTAAAGAACTTAGACTCAGACAGGATATCCGTAGTCTTGATCTTCGAGTTCTTTTTTAGTTTGTCCATAATTGACATGTTGTTGTTTCTCTCTCTCATCTAGTTCATATTGTTGTCTATAACTATTGTTTATTATAGCTGCTTCCTTTAATAAGGTCAACTGTTTATTATAGTTTATAAACGCAGAAACATCTTTAGGGAAGCATGCTCCTCCAAAGCCTTGTTTTCCATCAAATCCAGGGACCTTGGTATGACTAGGCCCAATCCTATCATCAGCACCAATAGCTTTAATAATTGTTGCGAAGTTTGCATCTGTTTCTCCTATTGCATCGTATAGTTGATTAAAGAATGTTACCTTCATAGCTAAGAACGTATTGATTGAATATTTTACAAAGGAAGCTTCTTCACCTGTCATATGATATGAAGGGCAATAAGAACATAAACTGTATTGCGTATATAATGTCTCTACCTTATCTGTAGCCCACTGCTCACCTCCTAGTATATGAAACGGAGGATCAACAAACTGTTCATTAGCAGACTTCTCTGTAAGGAACTCTGGATTATAAACCACATGACCAGGCCAAGTCTTTACTACATCAGGTGTTACTGTTGACTTGACTATAACTAACTGAGCAGGTAATTTACTCATAACATCATCTAGTATAGCTGTGCTTCCCATTGGTGTTGGTACACAAACAAAAATCGCGTCATACGTTTTTATTTCGTTGACGCTTAAATCATCTAAGCTTGTATTGTAGATAGGATCTAATATAGTCTTTTCTACCTTAGGATGACTGAACCCATAGTCAACAGCTTTACCTACAAAGCCGTGACCTACAATTAATATTTTAGGCATTGTTTACTCTCTTCCTCAAATCGCTTGTAGAGAATCTATGCTCTCTTTTATTGAAGTATATCTCTATACCTCTCTTAGCACATATAGCTCTGCCTGTAAATGTACCGTGTTTATACTCTTCACCTATAATACGAACATCAATTTTAAATGTATTCAGTATGTCTTCTAAGTCTTGTTCAGTCTGATATGGTATAATCTCATCAACATACTTAACTGCTGAAAGTTGTATATATCTTTCTACTAATGTCTGAACTGGTTTATTCTTTTCTTCTCTATCAACAGAAGGGTCTACTTGAATAGCACAAATAAGATAGTCACACTGCGTCTTAGCTTCCCTAAGCATTGCAATGTGACCAGCGTGTAATAAATCAAACGTAGATGCTGTAAAGCCTACTTTCATTTCTTCTTTCTCAATCTACGGAGTTTAGTATACAGACGTTCTTGTTTTTCTAATAACAAGTTTTTTAAGTTTCTACGCTTAGTTCGAGCTGTAGTTGATTTATGTAATCTTTCTGCTGCTTTAGTCATTGTAGTATCTCCTTATACTGTTCCGTTTTTATATGCGTATTCTAATGCGTTATTCGCTTCTACCTCCATAGGTCTATTCTCATACCATTTACCAGTCTCTATATCGAATTGACGACATAGCTCTACTATCTGAGTAGCCGTAATAGGATATCCTTTTTCTATAGCCTTTCCAGCTACAGCAATCATTATACGATACATCTGTCTATACCAACCAGTGCCTGATATAGAGATATACTCTACAGCTAGATTCTTAGGCCAGAAAGGACAGTCTCTATATGACGTCCACACGAAGTTAGTATTATCTAGTTTACCTTTACGATACTCTATAACTTGCTCTCTAAAAGCAGGAGGTAGTCTATCGAGAAAAGACTGAGCATTTCTACTATCATCATATGGCCACTTGGCAAGAAGGACAGCCAAGTCAATAGGCTCGCCACTATTACGGTAAAAGAAGTTACTAGCACCATCATAGTCCGCTGGTATGTAGTACATCCTAGCAAGGTCTTTAGTCTGTGCATCTCCAATTTCGTTGAGCTCTTGGTTAAGAGCGTACCAGAAGTGACGAAGTTTAGTTGCCACAATCGGTGTGTCAGTATTGAATACAATCCGAAACTTTGGATGATCATCCGTACTTGAAGCAGTACTATACACCACATAATCATATTCACCAAAACGATCACGTAAAACATCTTCTAGGTCTCCTTCAATTACTAGATCATCTACATCTACTGCTGCCCATCCAGACCATTGAATAACGTTCTCGTTCTTACGAGTAGTATCAGGCTTGAATATAGCAGGAGTAATTAACTCTGCGTCTTGCTTACCGTTAAGCTTTCTCTTAGATAGTTTATATAGAAACAAAGTAAACTTATCCCATGAGTCAAAGTCCATTCGTCTATGAGTCTTATTATCATATACAAATCTATTCTGAGCGTCCCACCATCTAGGAGACTTAAATATTGTCATACTATACAAAGAAGTCCTCCAACGTAGCTACAGGTTCAACATCCCAGTTAAGAGCATCGAGTAGATGCTTGATAGGGTCAACGAATGCTTTCTCATATTGCTTATTATAGTCTACAAATCGATGTAAGTCAAGCTCTTTAGGTAGATCGTTAGCATAAGCAATAACGTTCTCCTTTATAGAGTTAGGAGTCTTAAGATAGACGAACTTAATCTTCTCACCGTTCTGTACTAGCTCATACTTCTGTTCTAGACCAGCTTGCTTTATATAATGATTATATAACAGAGCACCTCTCACATGAATAGGACAAGCTTTCTTATAGATCGTTTTCTTATCTGCCCAAGTAAAAGGTACACCGTCCTTCTTCTTAGATATATTACATCCTCTAGGAAACGATACAGACTCAGGAGGAAGCTGCTTCCATTCCTTCTTGAAGTCAGCAATAAACCTTTGAGTAGCAGTCTCACCTTCGTCAATAATAACCTTAAATATCTTCTTAAACTTATCACGACAGACCTGAGGAGTAGAAGAACGTACAGCATCTACGCCCATCATCTTCATCTTAGGTTCAGCATACTGCACACCTTCGTTATTATGAACGTTTAATATATAACGCTTCTTAGCAATCCATACACCTCGGTTAGCAATAACCTCACGAGACATCTCCATACGATTTTCCATAACGTCTAGCTTCTTAGCCAGAACAGCATATGACTTCTCTAGTACACCTTCGAAATGCTCACGACATATTTTATCTAAGAACTTAACAGGATCTTTAGGATTAAACTTCTTAACAAGCTCGTTCATATTCACATACAACGAATCAGTATCAATAGCAATCACATAGTCTTTATCGTCAGTCTCTAGAGCAGCATTCATCTCTTTATTGATAGCATTCTCAGCCCAACGAATAGATAACTGACCTGAAGTAGTAATAGCTTCTGCAACGTGATTATTAAAGTAACGGAAATGCTTATTACCTAGAGCACCATACAAAGAGTTCATAAGAATCTTAATAGACATCTGTTGATTCTCTAAGATAGTCATCTTATTCTCTAGACGCTTAGTAGGAGTATTCTCATACTCTTGCTTAGTATCAAGCATAGCTTTCTTAATGAGTCTACGTTCGTTATAGTACTGCTTAATGATAGCAGGAATAATACCTACCTGATCTTTACTAAACTTAACACCCGAGGCAGCCATAGTAGTACCTTCAGGTATATTAACCTCAGCATCACTCAAGAGTTTCTCTACAGGATCTAATCCTAGATGCTCTTTGCCAGGCAATACAGTCTCAGGACTCATATTATACTGAACAATAATCATAGGATAGAGAGAGTTAAGGTCAAAAGATACTACCCAGTCATGCATACCAGTCTGAGGATCTTTAACATACGCTCCAGGATACGGAACCTTCTCTTTACTGAACTTAGGAGGGCAAGCTATCTGCTGCTTGAATAGTAAACGATATAGAATAGAGTCCCAGATCTGCACAGTACCGAAAGTCTCTGAATAGTTAACTCCGCCTCTATAAGCCATAGTCATAGCAAGCGTAATTAAGCCCATCTTCTCTTCTAGTCTATCAACAATCTGAACGTCTTTTATATTATAGTCAATGAACTTCTGAAAGTCATGCTTGTATAATCCATGCAGAGAACCATGCTCATCATAGGAGAGCTTACGCTCTCCCAGTACTACGTGCGCTATATGATCTAGTTTATATGACTCCTGCATACCATAAGTATAACCGAATTTAGTAAACAAGTCATAGTAATCTAACTGCTGAATACCAGCCATCTCGTATGCAATTACTTCTCCACGAGCCATCATAATGTTCCGTTGATCTACTATACCCCAAGGAGAGAACTTCTTATAGACATCACCGCCTATGATATTCTTTACCCTGTTAATGAGATATGGGAAATCAAATAGACGAGTGTTCCAGCCAGTAACAATATCGGGGCAATACTTTGGATCGTGCCAGTAAGCCAGCCAAGATAATAGAAGATCAATCTCGTCCTTACACTTGATATATTGGATAGCGTCAACGCCTTCAACTGTGCAATCGTCTTCATTGTAGTCATATAGTCCCCATACTCGATATATATTATCTATATTATTTTTCATCGTGATAGAGATAACAGGATGAGCTGCTTGCTCTACGAACGGAAAGCCTTCGTCAGAAGCTACCTCAATATCAATAGAAGTAACATTTACTTTATCTCTATCAAACTTAGGAGCATCAGGAAAGCGATCATTGATATATTGAGTAACATAGTTAGTAGTACCATATACAGTATAGTTATCTACACCTTCGTACTGCTTCATAAAGTCCTTAGCGTCTCTCATAGTATCAAACGTCTTAGGTAATACAGGTTGATTCTGTAGATTATACCAACCAGTCTCATGAGTAGCATTAACGAACAAAGTAGGCATATACTTTACCTTCTTAGCTACACGCTCTCCATCTTCTATACCTCTGTATAGAATACTATTACCATATCGATTAACGCTTGTATAAAAGTTCATATGACGCCTCCTAGTGTCAACAAACTATATTATAGTATATATCGATATAGTATGCAACTGAAAAAGGGAAAGGGGCCACAACAGCCCCTTTTCATAGTTGTATTGACATTTACAAGTCTTTTGCGTCAGTCAGCATTAGATACTTTGCTTCTTCATGGTAACCCATTCTATGAAGCTCAGATGCTGCTCTTGCTTTTCCTAATGATAGGAAGAAGCTATTAAATCCACTAAAGAGTCCACCTACAGGTGCTAAGGCATATTTCATTACTGCATCAGTCATTAGAAATGTCTCCTTAATCCGTCAGTCTTGTTATGAGCGACGCTCCAGATATCTCCACGACAAATACCGATGTCTAGTAAGTCTTTATCAGTAAGCTTGTTTAGCTCCTTAATAGTCTTTCTAGCTGTTGATATTTCCTTGCGTGTTGTACGTAAGTCTTTAAATAGATCTAACAGAGCTCTAATTGCGTTCTGTAAGAAGTTGGCTTGTATTAGTATTAGTTGTGTCATTGTTATTCCTCGTTTGACCAATATTGATTTTACGAGGACGCATTTCTTCAGGAATGACATACTGCAATTCAATTGCCAGAATTCCGTCCTGAATGTCTGCTCCGTTTACATTTACATGTTCGGACAGCCTAAAGGTTCGTTTAAATTTCTTCGTAGAAATACCACGATGAATAAACTCTCTTCCTTTAGAAACGTGTTCTCCTTTTACAGTCAAAGTTCTATCTTTAACTTCTACTGAGATCTCTTCCTTTGTAAATCCCGCAATAGCCAATTCAATGAGATATTGCTCATCACCTTGTTTAATAATGTTATGTGGGGGATAATGGTCTTGAGCATGTTTAGCTGTCCACTCTAGTTCGTTGAACAGATGGTCAAAACCAACGAAAGATGATCGGGGGAATAGTGTTTGTAAGCCTGTCATTGTTATCTCCTTTTGAGCAAGCAAGATTGATACGCGACCAGATTACTCTGCATCGCTATATTATATATAGTTTTTATTGTTTAGAAAGCAACTAAAAAGTTATTTATTTCCGATATTATATTTCGGACATAATTCCCATTGTGCTTTCTCCTTAAATGGGATGATCTTGATTTGACGTAGAGGAGCACAAGTCAACTCTTGGCTATTCTGTATCTCTACAAGACCCCAATCACTAAGCAATGTTGTAATAGTATTTCTACGCTCTACATCATTAGCTTCTAGATTAGCTTTTTTTCCATCTAACATAAACAGCTCTTTAAAATGAACGATAAAGTATCGTCCCTGCTTATGTAATATATGACATGATTGAAATAATTTCTTATCTTTACGAGAGGCGACTCCTATTCGGGTCAACGTCTCTCTTACTTTTAGAAAATCATCTGGTTCGTTTAAGACCACCTCGAGCATGTCTTGAGGTTGCCATTCGACTATATTATTTTCTTCCACCTTTACTCACCTTCTGTTTTATAATTTTTATGTTTTCAGGTGATAGAAGGGATAGTACTTGTTTAGCTTTATCATTGCTATATCCATAGTATTCTTTAATCACTTCAATATCACTCTCAGTTTCTGGTTTCATCCATTTCGAAAATCTTTTACGCTTACGAATGATATTTATAAGAAAGTGATATTGTAGTTTATTATCTAGGTGATGATAGCGATTCATGACGTTTGCAATGCCAACAGTATCATAGAAGTAAGACATAGAGCGATTAATAAGAAA